CAACGCATGTATAATTAGATGTATCAGCTTCAGCCTTTACATCCGGAACATTAACTGCGTTGTCCAGCATTCCGAGTTCGTAAATCTTTATCATTTTGTTAGTCCATCCTTTCTATATCATTAGAAAATGTTGATATCCTCAGCGGAGTCATTGTCTGTAACAATCTCGCTAAAAATATCTTCAATGTCGTTTGCGGAGTTCTGCTCAGAGATAGCATTTTCTTCAGCTTCCTTTTCTGCCTGTGCTTTAGAAGCTTTGCCAATCTCCAGCCAGATTTTGTCTGTAATAGAATTAATTTCTACATTCATAGGATCTGCTTCAAAGGCTTCAATTTCAGCCTGTGCATAAGCCTTTTCTTCATCTGAGAAAGAAGCAATAGCACTATTCATTTCGTTCAGTTTTTCTTTAGCCTTTGCTTCATTAAGCTCAGATTCAAAGCTGTTTCTTTCATTTGTCACAGCCTCGAGTTTGGCTTCAAGATCCTCAACTTTTGTCTGAATCTCATTCAGTTTTGTTTCGAGTTCATTCTTTTCTGCGATGGCTTTATCTCTAGCTTCATTTGCTTCTGCTATTTTTGCATCGCAAGCCTCATTGATTTCATTAATCTGAGAGGCATTTTTAGACATCTCTTCAACTGTCTGAGACACGAGAGCTTTAATCTCTAACTCATTCATTGTGTCTAATTCCTCCTTATGTTTTTCATTAAGTTCTAGAAGAACGGCACTGTCATCAGCTGGCGTTACACCAATCAAGCAATAGCCTGAATGCCTGAATATCATCGGAATACGACCTTGATCTTTGTATCCATACTTGTAGATAATTTCGTCATTATCACTGGTATGCATAATCTCAACGCTACCTTTGGGGTAAATACCTTGAGCCATATCCTGTTCTAGTTTTTGAACAAAATTGTGATAGCAGAGTGCATCAATTTCACCTTCGCCTATGCAAGCTGTAATGACTCCTTCGTCAGTTTCGATATCTTCGATATATCCATTGGTAAAAACACCAATCGTAACAGCGTCCTCAAATGTAGGTTCGCCTTCTGCGACACCTGTGTATCCATGACCTAATAACTCTGTTCGCTCTGGATCTAAAAACTCACAACGAAGGAACATTCCTTTAATACTGGGCAAGGCCTGTTCGCAATACTCACGAATCCAGGTTATGCCATTTTTGTTGAATTCAGTACCAACTTCATTCACCGTATCAACACAAGAATCTGGGAATATTTTGTAGAGAACTAATTTGAATTTTCTTTTGCCGTCTCGATTGGCTTTAGTAGACAGTTCAAATAGCTTCATACTTCACCACCTTTCGTTGTGTTTTGTGATATATAAAAAGAGAACCGGAAGTGGCTCTCAATTTAACAATTATGTTGCATTATTTATTTATCTGATGGAGATGGCATAGCATTGCCATTATTAGCCCGTGACTGCATAGTCTTGTCGGTAGGAGTATCAGTTTCCGGTCTTCCGCCAGAATTTTCTGTATTAGAAGACAATGTATAACTTGTCTGATGCACCGGATATTTAGTTTCCACAGAATCCTCAAGTTCCTGATCAAGCAGAGCAAAGAATACATCAGGCGAAATACCGCAAGCAGATGCCCACAAGGACAAGCTACCTTTGCCTTGCAGATACAGCTCTTTGGCATATCCAACCATTGCGCCTTTATTAACATGGGTTATAGGCAGATACTTGCATTCAACCCAGTTCTTATTGTCTTTGATTATATTAGCTGAGATGCACTTATTTAATTCAGACTGGATCTGCTCAACCCACATAATGACTTGAGAGGTGACAAGTTCAAGATTACTTTGCTGAGAGGAATAGTTTCCGCTTCCAGAACCATTTAGCAATGATGCAGCAATACCCATATCCAATGCAATCCTATCACTCAGATTGGACTCGTACTTGTCATCAAAGATATCTGTGTCTGCAGCCTTTATAGCATCAATCTTAGTTCCGGCAGCAACCGAGAAGAACGATGTTCCACCTTTGTTGCCCTGTTGCATGATTGCTTTCTTGACAGTCTCATGTTGGTCTTTTTGCTGAGTCTTAGTCAGAGCAGAAGTACCTTTCTCTTTACCCTCAGGAAATGTTTGATAAACTACACGAGAATTAATGTTGTCAAGGACACCACGTTTAGTTTTGGTAAAATAATCACCATACAAAATGTCGTTGATTGCAGCCAACACAAGTGGTCTACCGAACGGCTCTTCTGCTTTTGACCTGATCTTATGAACAATTGTTTTATCAGGATTCAATACAACCCAATTGCCATTACTGCCGTTCTTTTTCTTCGCATAATATGCGTCACGGATTTCTTTAGGATATTTCCTTAATTTATTTTCGACTGATTCTCCGTCAGATACATTAAAATACTCGAGGTCAAATGCAATAATATAATCCATGTTCCTCTTGCCAACAATTTTTGTGTAATCAGTTGGAAGAGAAATGATACTTGCATTTATTCCAAGTTCATTGATTTCAGTTATACTGTCTACCTCATAATCAGTCATAAACTTTTTATTGGACTTTGGACGAGAAGTAGTTTCAAAATAGTAGAAAGCAATACCTTCTATCATACCCTTAAGCAACGCATCTCTTATGAATTCCTTGTCCTTAATCTTTCGCAGAGTGGACTCCATCAGCTCCTTGTTTCTGCGCTTTTTGTCTTTGCTTTTGCCATGAGTAACGATGACTTTATCCAATGTCGGCATAGCAGCCATGTAATCAACAGTATTAGTAAAGACACCATTAGTTCCATAGAGAATTAAAGACAACTCTCTCAGTATCTTATTGTTTGCCATCGGATTTTTAACAATACCCGTCAGCTGTTCCGGTGTATAACAATCCAATACATTCAATCCATTAAACATGCTGGGAAACAATATATAACTGTTGTATGCATTAAATTCATGGGAATTATCATTTCCTCTTGAATTTTTTGGAGGACGATAATTATTATTCTTTGGTTTTTTCTGAGTCTGATTTTCAGCAGACTTAACAGTCTGATTTTCCGCCATCAATCATCCTCCTTTCTTAATCTATAAATGATTCGTAGCCATATTCTTCAGTATTAGAAAACAGATCCTGTTCCAGCAATGAAGCAAAATAAGATCCATAGGAAATAGACGTATATCTGTCCTTTGTATTTCCGGATTGTTCGGAAATGACAATAGCGCCTGTCTGTTCCTTTTTCTCATAGGTCAACTCAACGCATTCGCTTATCATGGCCTGTGTTTCCAAAAACGGCGCCTCATAAAAAAACTGCCCGTCACCTGTTGGAGCGGACAGATAATCTTTGTTGAAATTAAGAATCTCTTCTTTTGCTGTTTCAAAGGGAACAAGAAAATCTATAAGTTTTTGTTCTAATACTCGTCTGAAGTCTATGGCAATATCACTGTTTAATTTTTGTGTAGCATTAATCGCAAATATGCAAGGATTAGCGCCATCGCTTCGTATTCGTGCCGCAATTGCTTCATCATTCATACACGACAGTGGCGAATACTCCAGATGCCTTTCTTCATCGTACATAACCTTTGCCAGCTTATCATATACAGATATGCCGGCCGAACGCATATCCAGCACCAGATAATCAGCAGAAAAATCATTAAATATCTGCCGGATTTTTACGGCTTGCAAATCAATGTCGCCGCCTTGCTGGCTATATATAAATGGCACGATACGATGATATCCTTTATTGATTTTTATATCCTCTGAATCTTCATTGGAATATGTGGTTGTTTCCGGCAGCAATCTCATGCACGAGAAAACCGAATTATCGTTTCCTCGTCTGGTAACAAAAGCCATATCACATGCCAGAATTCTTATCTCTCCGGTCTGTCTTGGAATATCATAAATATTCTTTTTATTATTCAAAACATCCAGAGTCTTTCTGGGGTAGAATGGCTGTTTACACTTCTGGTTCTGCTGAAGCATGTTATATGTGAAGAAAGCTGAAGTATTTTCTTTCAGCCTCATATTCAAGAATTCCAATGAGAATGTAATAGGATCTTGCTTCTTGCGTTCGCTGATTAACTGCGACTGCGATTTAATGTTATGCTTAAGTATGACGGATTCATCAAATGCTAATACGCATTCGGATTTACCATGTATCATTCCGTCATAATATGAATCTACAATTTCCCACATCCAGTGACCATCAAACCAACTGGATGTGATATATATATCTACAGCTTCTTCCTTGAGTTCAGGCATGTTTTTATACGGCTCTCTTAGCATATAAGGCGCCTGTCGCAATACCTGACATGGGGAGAGTACTGAGTCATCAATAAATTTGTTTATCTGACGACACTCTTCACGGACTATAACATTTGACCTGTTACCACGGGCGTTATCGTTGGCAACAACAACCGTTATATGCGATTGATTTCTGAACCGGACAACAACCTTGTTTTGGTTATTTCTTATGCTTTCAATTTCACGTTTGAGCATTGGTGACCAGCTCATAAGCTCGGCTTGAATCTTTTCAGTAACAATCAGTTCAGACTGACCTTTGGTTGCTGAACTGAGCAAGATATGTGTATTAGGATAGAGTATGCACCTGATACATGCATATAATGCAATCATAAAAGATTTAGATGCGGCACGGGCAGCTACAATAAATATCTTATTATTGATGCCCATCTTATATAAAGTTAGTGCCTGGAATTCATAAAGATTAATGCCGAGATAATCAATTGCGAATCTGTGAAAATTGCGTCTAAAAAATGTATTCCACCTGAAGAAATGATCCATATTCTTAGCATTACTAAGAAAATGTGTGGTAGGAAATTTCTTATAAAGTTCTTTTTGCTGATCATCCGCTAAAACATCAATGTTATAATCGATACTAGGATTCATCTTCATCCTCGTGGATATAGAATTCTTCATCCCTTATATCTGTGCCATTGATTATATTATTCAGCGGACGGTCTACATGTCTTTCACGATATTCGTCAAATCCATCCATGTCTTTATACAGCAATTTATTTTTATAGTATTCTTCAGGGGTATATTGAGAAACATTGGAAGTCCAAAGACTCCAACAATCCTCATTGACAGTAGATTCATCCTGAACTGTCTTCAGTCCAGCATCTTTAAAAGATTTTCTATATGATTCAGTTAATTTGTTATAATCATCTATTCGCCTATCCTTGGCAGCCCTACCTTGCATCATCTTTGTCATGCAAAGGTCGTTTATAAATATTTCCTGATTGCTGTCACAATTAGGATTGGCATTCTTTAAATATTTATAATGAGCGTTAAGTACTTCATAATCTTCCGGATCAAAACCAGCACCCCATTTTTCAATATCGACTTTTTTGATTTTTGGGCTTCCTGGTATTCGTTCATCTTCTGGGTTTTCTGCTTTGCGAATCTCAGGATCGACTGCCTGTCCAAAAATAAAACCATTATCGAGGTCACTCTCAAAAGACTTATTTCTGAACTGAGACATATTTAATTTTTTTATGTAATTTCCAACAAAAGTTTCATTGTCGTCTTTACACTTTTCAAAGATTGAATCTGAATAAAAAAGATCAAAAGCCATACACATCCTCTGCATAGCTTTGCGTTTATCAGCATATGAATTAATAAAAACATTCAATTGCTGTTTAAAACAATCTTTGCAAATTGGCAAGCACCCAGTGGCTTCGTATAAAGTACTGCTGCTTTTATAAAAATTTAATGTATCATTATAAACGGCTCCGCAATGGCTACATACATATTTAGTTTCTTTTAACCTTGCCATAGCCACCTCATTTCTTTATTTCTTTTTTTTTAAATCATATGCAGATAATCATCATATAAGAGAAATAAAGCTGTTGCAGCTAATTGAGTGGCATCATCTTCTTTATGATTACAATAACAATAATCATAATTATCACAATCATCACATGAGCCATCAAAATCTATCTCAACACATTGATCTAAACTCATATCAAACCAATCATGATCTAATATATCAAGTAATACTGTTGAATTAGCCGAACCATCAATCAGCAATAAATCAGCCCATGTTCCCAGATATTTGCCATACTTGAATGCTGGTTCTGCTGACAATAACAATGTATTATTGTCACATGATAAGATGACATAATATTCTTTTGTATAATCATTCCATTCCGGAGGTTCTATCTGCAACGACTCTAACTCAACGTCATCATATGCTAAAAGTGATTTAATTAATTTTGAAGCCTTATCATAAAACAACACTGCAATAACATATTTATCATCACATGATTTATCGTGCATATATTCTGCAAAACATTCAATGTTCTTAAAATTTAATTTATTCATCATCCCAAGACTCCTTAATCATACTCTTGAAATTATCGCTCATTTTACAAGTTATTACCTTATATGGCGGATATTCTATAACTTTGCCAGACTGAGGATCTCTGCCAAAACGGGCATCTCTTTCAGAAACATCAAAGGTAATAAAATTATGTAACGTAATCTTATCTCCTTCCTGAAGATATTGTTTTATTTCTTCAATAAAACAATCTATAAACTTGTCACAAAGCAGCTTTGACACATTTAATTTAGGAGCCATGTCATTAATAAGCGTTTGCCTATTTCTGATTTTTTTGTTTCCATTTTCTTTATCTTTGCTCATAAAACAACTCTTTCTTTATTGTAATGTGATCGGATAACATGCTTTGATGCCGTTATCACCAACTACACAAACCATCTGAGATGGTTTTCCATTAATTCTTCTTGAGATTGTAAAATCATCTGAAGTACCACTGAAACATCCACTTCTAACTAACTTGACCCCAGCGATCTCATCATATGAACAATGATGCAGATGACCAAAGAATATCGCCTCTGGTTTGAATCCCAACATCATGACGAGTTTTGACACACCAGACTCACTGTATGAATCATAGTCACCATGCACCAGCAGATAATTCTTACCTCGGATGTCGCACCACCCAATAGTGGGGTCAATATTTCCATCGTCTACAAATTCAACATTGGATAAGTGAGAAAGTTTGGCTTTCATGTACCAAGGAATTAAATCGTCAAGACGTTCGTTCCTAAGTACCTGATCTTTACGTGCCAGCCTGGAATGATTTCCGCTGACTGAATTCACATAAACATTGTTGAAATATTTGCTCAATTTATAAACAAATGCGGAAATCAACTCTCCGCATTTTTGAATCTGCTCTATAACATTTTCCCTGTTCTCCAGCTGAGTGCCGTAATGAATATTTCCGGATATCATGTCACCCAGTAGGAATATGTAAGCATTCTCGGATTCATGTTTCAGCTGAATACTCATGATTTCTGTCGCATACTGATCCAATCTGTTCTTTGCAATATCTGAATCGTATACTCCAAAGTAATTATCAGATGTAGAACCCAGATGCATATCAGACAGAATTATGACTAAGTCATTATCTGATTTAGTAATCCAATGCTCAACTTCAGGCAGAGTAGTTCTACCATTCTGCTGAATCAACTTTGTCAATATTGCATAGTCTTCTTCAGCCCTGGCACTCTCACGCAGCGATTTGTTCAGTGCAACACGCTCGTCAAACAGCTTCTGTTTTTCTTTGCGGACTTCGTGTTTTGCTTCACGCAGTTCTTTGATATATTCTGATTCATCCAGATTATTGAAACATCCGGCTTCGTACATCTTCTTCGCATATTGAAATAGTTTTCTATATGCTGAAGAAGTTCTGTATTCGGATTCGTCAGACCGGAATTCTTTATTGATTATCTCGCCAATCTCATCCCAATCAGCGTCAATTAACCCATTTTCCTTGGCCTGTCCTATTCGCCAGATGAACTGTTCTTCATTCTCGTTCTCATTTCTTTTAAATGTCATTCATTTCACCTTTTAAACTATTTCGTTTATAGAGCAGTCTTTACCAATTATGTAATCGACTGCGCCGATTACTTTTCCTTCGTCAGGCAAGAAATACCATTCAACTCTATACTTTTTATCATATAGCTTCTCATCTATATTCGTATGGTCAATGATGTACTGCTTAGTCATTCCTTCTAACTGCACCATCTCAAAGTCCATGCGGTCTTTGAGTTTTGCAGTTGAATCCCATCCCATACTAGAGCCGTCATGTAAAAGGAATTCACTATGGGGCATAGAAAATCTTTTATGTCCAGCAATAAATATTAAGAATCCCATTGAGAAGCACGATGCCATATTGACTGTGTATACCGGCGTTTCAGAATTTACGATAGCATCTATAAGTCCATAGCCATCCGGAACTGATCCGCCAGGAGAATTGATATACAAAATGATTGGTTTTCTTGCGTCTTTAGCCAGACCGTGATCCAGTCTGTTATATCTAAGAATATGATAAACAAGAGTATCTATTACCTGTTCGTCAACTTCGCTGTTAAGCCAAAGCCTACGATTGAGCAAATCCTCAATATCAAATTTATTTGAATACTCCAAGTTCATAGTCTTGGATATATCGGACAAATGCTCTTTGTTTAAAAATTCATCTCTTTCTTCTTTTGTTACTTTTCCCATTTATTCCTCCTATAAGTGGACAACCAAACCTCTGTAGGCGGTGATCACCCTATAAGTCTTATTGTTTCTGGAAATAGCTTCTTTTAATCCTTTGGCAAGATTGTTCTTACTTTCATCAGACCCGTGAACTAGCACCAGCTTATCAGTGTTCAACGAACTGCCATAGGTAAGCAGATCATTGTAATTTGCGTGACTGCTGAATGTTGACAGAGTAATGCAGTCAGCGCGGTTTGGCACTTGTTCTTTATTGATACTGATGAATTTGTGGTCTTTATAGTTTTTAATCCTATATGAAAGGTATGACGGATTATCACCGACATACCCTGAGAAAATGATCATGCTATTCTTATCTTTTAAATTCTTCTTTAAATGATTAATTATTCTGCCATTTGTGCAGAAGCCTGATGAAGATATGACAATCTTTGGCTCATTATCCATTAAGCATTTCTGAGATTCTTCTTTATCTGATATGAACCGGACATTGTACCAGTCAGTTACTTTCTGCCAGTATTTTTTGTTCTCGCCATCAAGCAGAGAAGAGTACAAGTCACTTATTTCGCAGCTTAACTTTGAATCAACTATCACCGGAGTGATAAATTCTTCATCATTACCATAGATATCATACAGTGTAGTCAGTATCTCCTGTGTCCGGCTAAAACTGAAACAAGGCAGAACTACTGAACCGCCTCTATCTAGCACGGTGTCTATTGCCACCTTTAAATGCTCAACGTCAAACTTACG